CCCTACGCAGCTTGATCCGGAGGATTTGGCGGCAGAGGTAGAGCTGGAGCTCCCGGGTAGCCAAGAGTCTGTAGCTTTTGAAGGTATGGCCGAGGGCATGGACATTGAGATTGTGCCCGAGGACGACGGCGGCGTTGTGATTGACTTTGATCCGCAAGACCAGCGCGGTCAAAATGATGACTTTTATGCGAATTTAGCAGAGGAAATGCCAGATCGCGAGCTCGGGCGTATTGCCAGTGAGCTGTTGGGCGAGTTCGACGCTAACAAAGCGAGCCGACAGGAGTGGGAGGATGCTTACGCCAACGGTTTGGAGCTTCTTGGTTTCTCCTACGAGGAGAGAACCCAGCCGTTCCGAGGAGCTACCGGTGTTACGCATCCCCTGCTTGCAGAGGCAGCTACACAATTCCAAGCGCAAGCCTTTAACGAGTTGCTGCCAGCGTCTGGGCCAGTGCGTACTGCGATCATCGGAAGTGAAACTAGGGAAAAACAGCAGCAGTCTGACCGCGTAAGGCAGTTTATGAACTACTACATCACGAATGTGATGGAGGAGTACACGCCTGAACTGGACCAGATGCTGTTTTATTTGCCGTTGGCGGGCAGCACGTTCAAGAAAATCTACTATGACGAGACGATGGACCGCGCTGTAAGCAAGTTTGTGCCTGTTGAGCAGCTTGTGGTGCCGTATGAAACGTCAGATTTGGAGACTTGCCCGAATATTACGCAGGTTTTGCGTATGCCGCTCAACGATTTGCGTAAAAAGCAGGTCGCGGGCTTCTATTTGGACATGGATGTCCTTCCGGCACAGTCCGATTTGGGCACCGTGACCAGTGAAATTGAACGTATTGACGGTGTTTCGCCGTCTCAGATCGATTATGACTGCACTTTGCTTGAATGCCACGTTGATTTGGACCTTGAGGGGTACGAAGACAAGGACGAGGAAGGTGAACCGACCGGTATTAAGGTGCCATACGTGGTCACCATTAGTCAGGACAACGGTCAAATCCTGTCAATTCGTCGAAATTACCGCGAGGACGACGAAAACAAGAAGAAAATCCAGTATTTTGTGCACTATAAGTTTCTTCCGGGCTTCGGTTTCTACGGTTTGGGGCTTATTCACACGATTGGCGGACTGTCACGGACCGCCACAGCGGCACTGAGGCAGTTAATCGATGCTGGTACGTTGTCCAACCTCCCAGCGGGCTTCAAAGCCCGCGGACTACGGATCAGAGATGACGATGACCCGCTTCAGCCCGGTGAGTTTCGAGATGTGGACGCTCCCGGAGGGGCTATCCGTGACAGCCTGATGCCGCTGCCCTTCAAAGGCCCTGATCAGACGCTATTTAACCTTCTTGGTTTTGTGGTGGACGCTGGTCGGCGCTTTGCAACCATCACGGACATGAAAGTTGGCGATGGCAACGATCAGGCGGCGGTTGGAACGACGCTTGCGCTGATTGAGCAGGGCTCTCGGGTGATGAGTGCGGTGCACAAGCGGCTTCACTACGCCATGCGGCTTGAATTTAAGATTTTATCGCGTGTGATGGCGGAAAGTCTGCCGCCGGAGTACCCATATGCGGTTGAAGGCGCGGAATCCGCGGTCAAACAGACGGATTTCGATGATCGCGTGGATGTTTTGCCGGTCTCTGACCCGAATGTGTTCAGTCAGGCGCAGCGGATCACGTTGGCGCAAACTAAGTTGCAGTTGGCTGGTGCGGCTCCTGAGATGCACAACATGCATGAGGTATATCGTGACATGTACGACGCTCTGGGCGTCAAGGACGTTGATCGGATCATGCGTAGGATTCCTGATGAGGAGCCGACACCCAAGGATCCTGCACAGGAGAACATTGATTCTATGGATATGATTCCTCTGAAGGCTTTCGAGGGTCAGGAGCATCAGGCACATATCATGGCGCACATGGTCTTCGGCTCTACGCCCATGGTAGCTGGTATGCCTGCCATGGCGATGGCGCTTCAGAAGCACATCATGGAACACGTGCAGATTGCTGCACGGGAGCAGGCGGCAGTTGTCTTCTTGCAGGGCAGGCAGCAGGCGGGTGGCGCTCCGGCCTCAGAGGAAGAGATGATGCAGATTGAGGGCCTCACCGCTCAGTTCGTTGCCGAGGGTATGCAGCAGGTCAAGCAGCTCTCGCAGCAGGTATCTGGTCAGGGGCCCGATCCGTTGGTCAAGCTCAAGGAGCAGGAGCTTCAGATCCGCGCACAGTCCGAGCAGGCCGATGCTCAGAACGACGCTGCGAAGCTCAATTTGGAAGCACAGGGTCAGCAGATGCGGGCCGATCAATTCCAGCAGCGGTTGGCGAGCCAAGAGCGGCAGACCGCGGCCCGTATCGATGCCGCCATGCAGCGTGAATTTATCAAAGGAAGGGGTCAGTAACCCCACTACGGGAACGGGAACATGGTGGATCCGGTAACGGCGATGGCGACCGCTTCGGCGGCGTTTGGGGCCATCAAAAAAGGGTTTGCTATAGGTCGGGACATCGAGGCGATGGCATCCGACCTTTCGCGCTGGATGGGTGCTTTATCCGACCTAGACCAAGCCGAAAAAGAGGCTAAGAATCCTCCTATCTTTAAGAAGCTTTTCAGCGGCAAGACCGTTGAGCAAGAAGCTATTGAGATCTTTGCGTCCAAGAAAAAGGCGCAAGCGCAGCGTCAAGAGCTACAGCAGTGGATTCAGTATACCATGGGGCAGTCTCATTGGGATGAGTTGATCCGCATGGAAGGCCGAATACGAAAACAGCGGCAGGAGACGTTATACCGGCAACGGGAGCGGCGACGTAAGTTTATAGAAATAGTTTCTATAATAATTTTTATTTTAGCGGTTGCTGCGTTTATTTTCTTCATAGTGTGGTTATACGTTCAACAGGGGTAGCGATGGCTAAAAAGTTTCAACCGGATACGTCATACGCTCAGTATGATCTTGATGGCGACGGTGAGATCACGGATGCAGAACTGGCTCATGCCAAGGAAATACGTCAGGCCGAGCATGAGATGCGTAAGCTGCGGGCCCAGCGGCGTATGGCAACCGCTAGCCTGATTGCCATGGGGGCGTTTACTGCGGCCATGTTTGTTGTGGAGATAGAGCGGGTAGAGGCTTTGTCTGACATCAGTAACTTGTTTTACATCAGCGGCGCAGGCATTGTAGGGGCGTACATGGGCGCTACGGCTTGGATGTCTAAACGGTGATTGATGCGTTTCTTCTGTTGGTTTACCTCGGGACGGGGGACTTTCGTAAACTAGAGTCCGGTAACATGTATTTTTACTCTGTTACCGAATGTAACTATTTTGCAAATCAGGTCTCTAAGCGTTACGGCAACTATCGTTATATTCAAAACATGGACCCTAAAGATCGAGTGACGGCATATTGTGTCCCAAAACAGGTGGACCCTGAGAGAATAAAGGTTTATTGATGATAATGTGGGACATGCATAATAGGACTACGCCGGAACAAGCGGAAGCTAACAGGAGAAGGCGAGATGCTGCAAGCACTGATCGGCCCCGTGACGGGGCTTCTGGACAAGTTCATCGAGGACAAGGACCAGAAAGCGAAGCTGGCTCACGAGATAGCCACCATGGCGGAGAAACACGCTCACGAAGCGTCCATGGGTCAGATAGAGATCAACAAGGCCGAGGCTCAACATAGGTCTGTATTTGTCGCCGGTTGGCGACCTTTTCTTGGTTGGGGTCTAGCTGCCGCTATGATTTGGCACTTTGTTTTAGCTCCGGTCACCATGTTTGGTTTTGCATATGCTGGCATGGAACCCCCGGACTTGCCAACATTTGACATGGACAGCTTGATGACGGTTCTGTTAGGCATGTTGGGTCTTGGCGGTCTTAGGACTGTGGAAAAGGTCAAGGGTCTTACAAAGTAATGGAAGCAAACTTCTTCAAAAGTCTTGAGATGGTGTTGAAGCACGAGGGTGGTTTTGTGGATCACCCGGACGATCCGGGGGGCGCTACTAACAAAGGAATTACGCACAAGACGTATTCCGACTTTCTTGGTCGTCCTCTTGAAGATGTGAACGAGCTCAAAAACATTCCGGACGAACATGTAGAGCTGATCTACAAGGAGGGCTACTGGGATAGGGTCAAGGCTGACCAGCTCCCTGCGGGTGTAGACTTCTGCACCTTTGATTGGGCCGTGAATAGCGGTCCGGGTCGTGCTGCCAAGGCTTTGCAAAAATCTGTGATGGTTGTGCAGGACGGGGCGATAGGCCCGCGGACGTTGGCTGCTGTTGAAGAAAAAGATCCGATGCAGATTATCGAAGACATTACGGGTGAACGGGAGCAGTTCTATAAGGCGCTCAAGACTTTTGACACATTTGGCAAGGGTTGGCTGCGACGTAATGACGAAACATGCGAGTATTCTTTGTTGCTTGCAGGAGGTATGACATAAGTGGATGAAGTCTTCTTTGCTGACGCTGTCCTACGAATTGTAAGGGACAGGCGGTTGGCAGTTCAGGACTTGTTGATATACGACAACGTCAAGAACATGGAGCAGTATCGTGAGCTCATGGGCAATCTCAAAGCCCTAGATCACGTGGAACAGGAACTCAAGAGCCTGCTAGATAAACAGGAGCGCAACGATGGTTGATCTTGCTGGTGCCTCAGAGGGCGCTGAAAACTTGGCATCTGCATATGTGGATGTAACGACGGACAAGAAACTGGACCCCGAGGCCATCGGCGGTTCTCTCTTAGAAAGAATGCCAGAGCCCACCGGTTGGCGTCTGCTTATTCTTCCTTACCGGGGGAAAGGCAAGACCGACGGGGGCATTTACCTTCCGGACAAGGTTGTCGAGGAGAACACAGTATCCACGCAGGTGGGTTACGTCTTGAAGGTTGGGGAGCTGGCATACAAGGATTCCGAGAAATTTCCGTTTGGCGCGTGGTGTAAGCAGGGCGATTGGGTCATGTTTGCGCGGTACGCGGGCTCACGGTTTCGGATAGACGGCGGAGAGGTCAGGATTCTCAACGACGATGAAATTTTGGCTCGGATCAAAGAACCCGAAGATATTCTTCATTTCTAGGAGTAAGTGATGGCTGAAGAAAAAGCTCAGATTGAACTTGAGCTCGAAAACGAGGTAGAGGTCGAAGTTCCCGAACAGGAACAGGAAGAGGCTCAGGTCGAAGTCGCTCAAGAAGAGGACAACTTTGACAAGGCGGAAAGCGCCACTCAAAAGCGGATTGATCGTCTGACCAAGAAAATGCGTGAGGCCGAGCGGCAGCGTGAAGAGGCGCTGAAGTACGCCCAGAGTGTGCAAGCCGAAGCGCAGCAACTCAAGCAGCGTATGGACACGCTCGACACCAGTTATGTGCAAGAGTATAGCACTCGGGTAGAAAGCCAAATGGCTTCTGCCGAGGGTGAACTTGCTCGGGCCATGGAGGTCGGTGATACTAACGCCGTTGTAGAAGCGCAACGCAAGATCACCCGTCTGGCTATTGAGAATGACCGAGCAGAACAGGCTAAAGCTCAGCAAGAGCGCACTGCACAGGCGGCTGAGACTCAGCAGGCGGCGCAGGTTTCTCAGCCTAGCCCGCAGGCCCAGCCGCGCAGACCGGATCCGAAGGCTGAAGCTTGGGCGCAAAAGAACGAATGGTTTGGCTCCGATGAGGCTATGACCTACGCCGCTTTCGGCATTCACAAAAAATTAGTCGAAGATGAAGGGTTTGACCCCAAGTCGGATGATTACTATACTGAGCTTGACAGGCGTATGGGGGACGAGTTTCCACATAAACTTGGCAATTCCGGTGGAAGCAGGCGGCCCGCTCAGACCGTAGCTTCCGTATCCCGCAACTCATCTGGGCGCAGCAGTGGGAAAAAGGTTAGACTCACCCCTAGCCAAGTCGCGATTGCGAAGAAATTGGGTGTGCCGCTTGAAGAAT